ACAATTACGAATGGCTATACTGCCTTAGCTTGGCCCTTGACGAAGAATACGGAGTCAGATACGGAAAGTCGCATAAATCAGTGCGTGACTGCATATTATTATTACCCGACATCAGTATACCACGGCGTGGACTTACACCATTTGCACAAGCTATGCCTGATGAACTCAAAGGAGAAGATGCAGTCGAAGCCTACAGAAGATTCTACCACAAAGACAAAGCAACCTTTGCCAGTTGGAAAGTGAGGGGTAAACCTCATTGGTGGAATGAAGAGTACGCAGACTATGAACAGAGGATAACAAGATGATAGATAACCCATTCGTAATGGCAGTTGGTGCCAGTATAGCAATCTTTGGATTTTATACAACAGTAATCTATCCCGACTTAGAATATAAAGGCGGAGAAAGAAACAGCACTTGTATAGATGAATGCTACAAACAGTATGTAAAAGATTTTGGAACACCAGCAGAGCAAGAAAGAAGAAAACAACTTCTTGCACAAGCTGACGAGTTCAGTAGCATTAGAAGTTTATGGGCAGGCTGTGCAGCTTGTCATGGACAGCAAGGTGAAGGCATGGGTATATTTCCAGCCTTAACTGGACAAAGCAAAGATTATATAGTAGGTAGACTAAATGCTTACAAAAATAAAGAAGAAGTAGGTAGTATGAGTTCTACAATGTGGGCTCAAGCTGCTATGCTTTCTGATGCAGACATTGATACTATAGGTGAGTTTGTAAAAGCAGGATTACCTAAGTGAGAGTATTAGAAGCCGCATTCCACGGGGGTGTCAGAATATTTTCTGAACGCCCCTACGGGTATAAAAGATATATAGTGGAGTACCCTAATGGAGATGTATACACATACTCTGGATTGTGGTACAAAAAAGATGACATAATAAAAATAGTGGAGAAACAAATTGACAGACGAACAGAAAAGATTTAACGATTACGCAAAGTTCGTAATCAGCACAACCTCGAAGGAGAGTTTGAGCACTCTTTCTCTAGCAGAAAAACTCTTAAGACTAGGGAGAGAAACAGAAACTGAGTGGTCTCAACTACTCACAGCCTCTGTCGGTATGCAAGCCGAATCAGGGGAGTTCTCTGAAGTAATCAAGAAGATTATCTTTCAGGGCAAACCCTTTACAGAAGATGAAAGATTCCATCTCAAGCGTGAGTTGGGAGATGTCTTATGGTATTGGGTGCAAGGCTGCACAGCCTTAGGGTACACACCTCAACAAGTCATGGAAGAAAACATTAGAAAACTAGAAGGTAGGTATCCAAATGGCTTTGAAGTTGCGCGTAGTGAACATAGAAAAGAAGGAGACATATGAACACATTAGAATTTATATTTTTACTACCTTTATATGTATTTCAATACACCTTTAGCATTGTAGCATGGATATTTCTCGTAAGCTACACTCTACAGTCAGAAACTTTTGAAAAAGTCAGCAACTGGATAGTAGAGAAAGTAAACAGGTGGTGGAAATGAGATACGACACAATAAGAAACTTTAGTGAAAAATTCTCAGATTTTTGGGAAGGAGATTACAAAGCGGAAGTGTGGAAAGACAATGAAGGAAACTGGTGCACTCGACATTATAAAAATCGAGTGTGGCAGTTTGATATTGTTCACGAAGGACACAGTCAAACATGGGCAGAAAGCGCTGCTGAAAACTATGTTCTTGGAGTAATGGATTGAAGCTAGACGACATAGAAAAAGTTCACCCTATGAAACAGATAGCAGTAGCCTCTGTAGTACAAGCTATCATGCTAGGTTTTATGGGACTATCAATGTATTTAATAGGAGTATATTTTAGTGGGTAAACCAGACTATAAATTTAAAGAGGACAAAGTCTTAGAAGAAATAAGAAAGTATATAGATTTTACTTATACTCAACACTATGGGCAAGGTAGAATACAAGCTACAGAATTTATTTTTGACACAGACCATGGCGAAGGTTTTTGTGTGGGCAACATATTAAAGTATGCTCAGCGTTATGGAAAGAAAGACGGAAAAAATCCTGCTGACTTATTTAAAGTAATTCACTACGCAGTAATGCTTTTAGGCATGGAAGAAGTAGAGAAAGAAAGAGAAATAAGAGAGTATCATGACCAACTAAGAGTGGGAGATACAGAGTAATGGCAGGCGTTAGACAAAAGAAACACGAAAAGCTAGATGAAGCAAATCTAGATAAAGTAATAGAATTATTGGAAAGTAGTAGTCCAATAACTAAAAAAGAAGCGTGTGAGATACTAAATATTTCATACAATACTACAAGATTAAATAAGATATTAGAGGAACACAAAGACGTAATGTCTTATAGAGCAACTAGAAAGGCTCAAAATAAAGGAAAAAGGGCGACAGAGTTAGAGATAAAACAAACGGTACAAGCTTACTTAGATGGAGATAACATAAGTGATATTGCGAAACAATTGTTTCGGTCATCTACTTTTGTAAGAAACATCATACAATCAGTAGGTGTACCAGAGAAACTCTCAAAAGAAGCTCACTCAAAAGTTTATAGACACAAATGGGCAGTATTGCCTGAGCAGTGCATGGCAGACGAGTTTGAAGTGGGCGAAAGGGTGTGGTCAGTAAGAGATAACTGTATAGCTATAATCAAAAGAGAAATAACTGTTGATTATATGGCTTCGATGCCAGGTTATACTTGTTATGGCAATGCTGCCGAATGTATTGACTACGAAAAAAGAGATGGAGCAAAAGGGTATCAAATCTATACAATAGAAGAAAAAGAAATATTCTCACCTATATTTGGGTATATGCAGAATGTTGGAAGAAACTCATTTGCCCTAGCCTATGACTTAGGACGCCTGAAACACTTGGAGCAGTATGGCGTTAAGGTCTAGGATTTGGAGAAATCATGGAAGCTTGGGCACTTGTACTTGCAGCCTACTCAACTACATGGATTATGCTAATAGGTAGAACATTTTTTATCATAAGACATTTGTTGATTCTAAGGAAAGAAACTTATATTACACAGTTTCCAAAACTACACTTTTTAATTTATAGTTTTGGAATGTTATTTATGACTCCATTTATTTGGCATGTTGCCTTGTTTGATGAGTCGAGAAAAAAGTGGTGTCTTGCTTACGCAGATGCCGTAATGGGAAAAAGAAAATGAATCATTTATTAAACGCTTTAGTCAAAAAACTAGAGGGAGAAATAGAAGTAGCAAAAGCAAATGTTTTGGTTTATAAAAGAAACTCCGTAGGTATCGGAGAACACCCAGACATAGTGGAAGCTATTGAAACACAGATAGCAAGAATCGCTGAGGCTGAAGATAAAATAGAGGCGATAAATAAATACTTTAGTTCATGATGCATACGAAAAAACAACTAAATACAAAAGTAGATGCAGTATTAAAGTATCTATCCTTTCACAAAGGAGAAGTCCTTACAGATGTTCACCTTGAACAAGTAAAGGCATTAACTAGGGAATTGAAGACTGATATAGAACATTTGAAAAATAGTTCTTGACAAAGCTCTTCAATTTTTGTATAATATATTTATGAGTGATAGATTTTATACGCAACAGTTAGAAGCCACAGGTTGGTGTCCTGGCTATAGAGGTACAAAAACTATCGCAGAATATGAAACAAAATTTGGAAAAATTCGGAGAAAAAGAAAAATGGCATGGACAGATGAATCCAAAGCTCAAGCAGTAGAGATGTATACTGCCGAAGAACCTACTCCAGAAACAAGTATGGAAGTAGTAAAGATGGTTGCTGAAGAACTCGGTGAATCACCAAATGGCGTTAGAATGATACTTACCAAAGCTGGAGTATATGTAAAGAAAGCTCCTGGAACTAATGGTGGTTCATCTTCTGGCGGTTCTACAGGTGGCAAAAGAGTTAGTAAAGCAGATGCTCAACAAGACCTTACCAATGCATTACAAGATGCTGGTCAAGAGATTGATGAAGACATTATCAGCAAACTTACTGGTAAAGCAGCAGTTTACTTCACAACAGTTATAAACAACATTAACGACTAATTAACTACCATTACTAAATAGAAAGAGTTTTCTTAATAGTAATGGAGTAATTAGTGAAAAAAGACGAGTTTAAACACGCCGTACAAAAGTGCGGCGATGCTGTTATAACCTATAGAAGTACAAACTCTCGTAAGTTAAAGTATAATGTATGCACATTAGATTTTGACAATAAGTACATTCAGTCGAAACGAAACAGGGCAAAAGAATCTGATAACACAGTTCTTTTGTTTTGTTGGGATACAGACTCTTATAGATTATTACAACCAAAAAATGTAACTAGCATCGTACCTCTGAGTGCAATACTCAAAAACAAACGATGAAAATCTACGAAGCCCCTGAGGTCTACGAAAAGATTGTTTCAGAAAATGACGAGGGAACGGAACAAGTTAGACTGACAGTAAACGAATTTCGAGGAACAGAGTATTTACACTTACGAAAATACTATTTGGACTTCGAAGGGGACTTCAAGCCAAGCAAGGACGGAGTAGCCCTGCGTTTAGACTTTGAAAACTCAAAGTCTTTATTCGAAGGATTAGTAGAAATACTTTCCTTAGCAGAGGCTAAAGGTATCTTAGAATCTCACTTCAAAGATATTTTGGATAAAATTTACCTAAACTAAATTTAGTTCTTGACACGGCTCCCAAAATTTTGTATAATATATAAATGGAAAATATAAAAGCATATCTGAGGAGAGCATCACTTGCGTACTACAATGGTGCACCCATCATGTCTGATGAAGAATTTGACCATCTAGCTAAAATAGCTAAGTATGATGATGTGGGGTACAGTAGCCGAGATAACAGAACTCCTCATGCTTTCCCCATGTATTCACTTCAAAAGATATTTCAAAATGAATTGGATAAAAATCCTTTAAAAGCTTATGATGGAATGGTTACAGTTTCACCAAAGTTAGATGGGGCAGCAGTATCATTGCTTTATATAGACGGCAACCTGCATAAAGGGTTGACTAGGGGAGATGGAAAGAAAGGCATAGATGTGACACACTTATTGACACATTTAGTCCCAAAGGAGATTTCTTATACATCTTCCCCTATGCTACAAATAACAGGTGAAGTCGTTGCTCCAAGAACAATTAAGAATGCTCGTAACTACGCTGCGGGAGCACTCAACTTAAAAGACGAAAACGAGTTCAAAGAAAGAGACCTACATTTTATAGCTTATGCTTGTCAACCAAATATGACTGATAGTTTAGCTACAGATTTAGGACATCTAAATAGTTTTGGATTTGATACAGTACTAGATTCAGATTGGACAGAGTACCCCGATGATGGTATTGTATTCAGAGTTGACAACTATTCAGACTTTGAAAACTTCGGATATACTTCTCACCACCCAAGAGGTGCTTATGCCCTCAAACAGATACAGGCAGGAGAAGAAACAACATTGTTAGATGTTATCTGGAATGTCGGAAAGTCAGGAGTTGTTGCCCCCGTAGCAATCTTAGACCCAGTCGAAATTGACGGAGCTACCGTATCAAGAGCCACTTTACACAACTATGCACATATTGAATTTCTAGGACTAGAGATTGGTTGTAGAGTAGAGGTTATAAGAAGTGGAGAAATTATACCAAAAATTTTAAGGAGAGTAGACTAGTGGAGCATATTTACAACGAATCAAAAATACCCCAAGATGAACAAAGATTTAGAGGCTGGTTTTGGTGCCATGTCACTAAACAGTTTTATCGTTGGGATAACTTGCCAAGGGAGGAGAAATAATGGCGAATAATGTATCATTTAATATATCAGCAACTGAGGAAGTAGACTTTGTAGATGCTTTCAAAATGCACACCTACACTCGTAAATACCAAGACCATTCATGGGAAGTTACAGAACCACTAGAACTAGAAAAACAAGACTTTATGCAAGAAGCAGAACCAAAGTTTGATAATGCAGGTTATCTTACTGATTCTTGGGAGTGGTATGTTAACAATGTTGGAGCAAAGTGGTGCAACATTGAAGATGTAGAAGAACACTATGTTTATGGATATTCAGCATGGTCACCACCAATAGAAATGCTTGGACACTTAGCAAAACATATGAAAGCAAATTTACGAATGACATATGAAGACGAGTTTCGTAATTTCATAGGAGTAGCTTGGGCAGACGACGATGGTAGTACTTCTTTTGAAGAAATTGATGGAGAAGA